CCAGAATTTCATTACTGGTGGTCCTGACGGTTTCGACGCGACTGCGCATCCTTACATCAATTTCACTAGCTCTGCAGCGCTGTCTACTCTGTCTGACTATATCGGTGTTCCTACTGCTAACTTGCCCAATCCTACTCGTATGAACGCTTTACCTTGGCGTGCGTATGCTCTGATCTGGAATGAGTTTTATCGGGATCAGGATTTACAGACTGCGTTGGCTTTAACTACGGCTGACGGTGCTGATTCTACAACTAACACCGCGTTGCAAAATTGCTCGTGGGAAAAGGATTACCTTACTTCCGCTAGGCCGTGGGAGCTCAAGGGTCCCTCTGTCACGGTGCCGATCGGCGGCAGTGCGCCGGTTCGTGGTCTAGGTGCTGCTGGTACTGTGGCTAATATCAACACTAACCAGGCCGTCCGTGAGTCTGATTCGGCTACGCCGACTTATGGTTTCTCTCTGCGTACTGATTCGGCTCAAAGCTCTGGCAACGGCATCATGGTCAAGGTGTCGTCTGCTACTGGCTCAACTGCGATCCCGCAGATTTTCGCGGACCTGAGCTCGGCCACTGGTGTGACTATCAATACGCTTCGTCATGCTCTCGCCATCCAACGGTTCGAGGAGGCTCGTGCGCGCTATGGCTCTCGCTATACTGAGTATCTTCGCTATCTGGGTGTGCGTTCTAGCGATGCTCGTTTACAGCGGCCCGAATATTTAGGGGGTGGTCGTGCTACGCTTCAAATCTCTGAAGTTCTTCAAACTGGTGTTACCACCTCTGGGTCTGGCGCTGGTGTTGCGACCATGTTCGGTCATGGTATTTCGGCTATGCGGTCTAACCGTTTTCGTCGGTTTTTCGAGGAGCATGGGATCGTGATGTCTCTGCTCTCGGTTCGTCCGCGCACTATGTATTCTCAGCGTCTTGCTCGTAAGTTCATGCGCGGTCTTAATGCTTCTACGATGGTCGGTTCCAAGGAGGATTATTGGCAGCGTGAGTTGCAGCATATCGGGCAGCAAAAAGTTAATGGTCTTGAGGCTGACGTTCAGGCTGGTGATACTACGTTCGGTTATCAGGATCGTTATGATGAGTATCGGCGTGAGGAGAGTTCTGTCGCTGGTCTTTTCCGTTCCACTCTTGATACCTGGCACTTGTCGCGTGAGTTCGGTGGAGCTCCAGCGCTTAATGCTTCTTTCGTGTCGTGTGTCCCGTCCACAAGAATTTTCGCGGACACTGCAAATGATAACTTGTATGTGATGGCAAATCACTCCATACAGGCTCGAAGGCTAGTTTCTCGTGAGGGAAGTTCTCTGACTTTCTAGATGTTCCAGTTTATCTCTTATGCGAATCGGGTGACCTGATGTCTGGTGATCAGACAACTACACTTAAGGGTCTTTACCACCCTGAGACGGGCGAGCTCCTAAACGGGCTCGCCCGTTCTCTTTTGTCTAATGATGGGCGTCTTGAGTATCCGGACCCCGTTCCTATGGCTCCGCCTATTGATCTACGCGCTCCGCCTTCTGGTATGCGCAAGCTCGTGCAGGAGTTAATTCGGCAGGAGATTTCCGAGCTCGCCACTAATATGGAAATGGAGAGTTTCGAGGAGTCAGATGATTTCGAGATTGAGGATGATCCTCTCGACCCCATTACGCCCTACGAGGCCGTTTTCGACCCGCGTGATGATCGTAATCCCGAGCGCGCAGGGGGTGGAAGCGCGCCAACTGAGGGGGGTGCCGTGATCGCCGTCTCTGCGCCCCCCTCTCTTTCGCCCACAAATGGCTCTGGGTCCCCCCAATTAGAGCCCAACGTCAAACGGAGTGAGAGCAATGTCCCCTCAACTGGTGAGCGTCTTATTGGCTCTGATACAGGCCCTAGCGCAAGCGTTCCAACAACACGTAGACCCGCCTAAAGCATAGGCTCAGTACATTACTTGATATGTACTGTGCTAGGTGACACCAACTAGCTAAACATCAAATGTCTTATTTTTCTAAATATCGACATCTATATTCTCAGCCGGAACGGATCGACAAATACGATCCTAGCGCTGTCCGCCGTAGAGTGGAGCGTGAACTCGAAAGGGTTCGTGCGATTGAAGGCAGACGGGCGGCGCTGTCTCCGGCCAATCAATTACATATTCAATTACTACAGGACTTCGTGACACAGAAGTCCAAAGCTGAACTTGACGTTCAGCGTGCGAAGGAACGATTAAAAGTTACTCCTTCTCAATCTAACCTTCGCGATCATAAAGCGGCGGTATCTCGGCTCTTCAATTTGGCTCAACGCGTGGAGCGTCTGCGTAAGGTACAGAGCCAACGGTCTGCAGCGCAGACCGCTAAGCCATCAGGCGGAGATCGCCGCTATTTCAATTTCCCTTCCTCACCGACCGCGCTTAATCCGCGGACGGTGTATGGTACCGAGGCCATTACTCGTTTTATCTCTTCTGAGTCTGGTCTTCGACCCTTCTTTAAACTTGCTTCTCTTTCTCTACCTTGTATCCAGCGTGAAGTGAGGCGCGAAGTCATGTTCGCGCATCGTAAGGCTGGCAAAGGTCATCGTACTCGCCATCGTCTGTCCCCCAGTTCTTTAGTGGGGTGCTAACATGGAGGGTTTTTTAGGTGGTCTTGTCGGTGCTGTCGGAGATGTCTTCGGCGGCTTAATGAACACATCAAGTGCGCAGGCAATCAATTCTGCTAATCTCGCTCAACAGATGTTTCTGGCTCGTAATAAAGTATCTCTCACTGTTGCTGACGCTAAACGTGCAGGGATTAACCCTCTTTCTGCTCTGGGTGTATCTAGTCCTGGCTTCGTTGGTGCTACACCAACTGACCCCGGAGCAGGTGTTGCTGCTGCTGGTCAAGATATTGCGCGCGCCCTAGAGGCTAATAAGGATAAGGCGTCCAAGCTCGATGATTTGTCGCGCGCTGAAATGCAGTCAAGGATTGATGAAAATGACGCTAATACAGCTTATATTCGGTCTAAAACTATTCGTGCTCTTACTGATCCTGGCACCGGTCCCGGTGTTCCTTTGCCTAGGAGTGATCCACGTTTCACGTCTAATATACTCCCGGCTATGCAGCGTTTCCAAACCACGTCTGGGGTGGTAGCGCAGCCATCGCGTTCTTATACTGAGTCGTCGTTCTCTGCTCTTCCTGGTATTTCTGGTACTCCCGGTGTTGCTTCTGATATTGCGGAGCAAAATTTACCGGCTGGTGGTACTTCGTTGCAGCTTCCGCCGTCTGTTGCTCGAGCTCTTCAAGATTATTCATCTGTTTATGGTGTCTCACCGTGAGGGGAGGTGATTTGTCGTGCGATTTCGTCGTCATAGAAGTTTTCGGCGCGGTCGTGTTGGTCGTTTCCGCCATCGTCGTCGCCATCACGTTCGTCGCTCTCGCGGCCGGCGTGGCCATGGGGCTCGTCGGCTTCGGATAGGTTTCCGTCTGTGAGGTGTCGCTCGCCTTTTGTCGGCGTTAAGGCGGCGTTCCCCTGCGGTCAGTGTGGGCCGTGTCGCTTTAATCGTCGGCGTTTGTGGACGCATAGGATTTTATTGGAGGCTACGCTTCATGGATTCAATTCGTTCGCTACTCTTACGTATTCTGAGGACCGTGTTCCTGCTGGCGGTTCTTTGGTCCCCCGTGATCTGCAGTTATTTTTTAAGCGGTTGCGGAAGGCTTACAATGGAAACGCCGTCCGTTACTTTGCCGTCGGGGAGTACGGCGACCAATCCGCCCGGCCCCATTACCACGCCGCCCTCTTCGGGCTCCCCCCCTGCGAAAATAGGGGGGTCATAGGGTCATGCGTTTGCGGTCCTTGCTCCGTTGTAAGAGAGACTTGGGGATCTGGTCACGTCATGTTGGGCGAACTCTCGACCTCTTCAGCGGCATATATCGCCGGGTACGTTGTGAAAAAGTGGACGAGCGCTGCGGTACCTGCATTGAACGGACGGCATCCGGAGTTTGCAAGGATGAGCCTTCGTCCTGGAATTGGTGCCGGTGTGTTGCCGGATGTTGCGTTGGGTCTGATTCGGTCCCGATACACGGAAGTGCAGCCGGACGTACCGACTGCTTTGCGTCACGGATCGACGGTACTGCCTTTAGGTCGTTATTTGACGGGGAAGTTACGTGAGGAATTGGGGCGTCCAAAACAATCCCCGTCGCTTGCTGGTGTCGAGGAGTTGCGGCTTGTGCGCGAGTATTCGTTCTCTGTTGGTCAAAGTGTCAAACAAACATTCGTGGAGCTCGCGGGCGAAGAGCGCCCGTATCAAAAACGGGGGAAGGTATGAAAAGGTCTAAACATTCGCTTACCCACTACAAGCTCTTGACCGGGCGCATGGGTACGCTGATTCCTATGACTTGGTTTGAGGCGTTGCCCGGTGATACTATTCAGATGTCTACGTCCGCTCTTATTCGTGCGGCGCCTATGGTTACTCCTGCGATGCATCCCTGTCATTTGCGGATTCATCATTTCTTTGTTCCTAATCGGTTGCTCTGGGCGAACTTCCAGAATTTCATTACTGGTGGTCCTGACGGTTTCGACGCGACTGCGCATCCTTACATCAATTTCACTAGCTCTGCAGCGCTGTCTACTCTGTCTGACTATATCGGTGTTCCTACTGCTAACTTGCCGAATCCTACTCGTATGAACGCTTTACCTTGGCGTGCGTATGCTCTGATCTGGAATGAGTATTATCGGGATCAGGATTTGCAGACTGCGTTGGCTTTAACTACGGCTGACGGTGCTGATTCTACAACTAACACCGCGTTGCAAAATTGCTCGTGGGAAAAGGATTACCTTACTTCCGCTAGGCCGTGGGAGCTCAAGGGTCCCTCTGTCACGGTGCCGATCGGCGGCAGTGCGCCGGTGCGGGGTATTGGCG